AACGGCATGGCTGTAGGTGATTACGCTAAAACAGAATATGTAAACGGGGGAGCGCCAGGGATTTCGGCGGAAAGGTTGAATAACAACGAGAACAAAACAGCCGAACTAGACACCGCGTTTTCCGAACACGGGGCATGGGAAAATATACTTGCAGATAATGGAACAACTATTATTAATGGGACTTTAACATTGGATGTTGATTCTGCACAAGTAGATTTGACTATACCAGCAGGATATAGATATTTAATGTTAAAGATGCTTATTAGTGGTACGACTAGTGCTGTTTATGTGTTACTTCGTTTTAATGACGACTCAACTGCTAATCATTATACAACGGAACGTGCCTCGGCAGTAAACACTTTAGTTGGATGCTCATCGTATCAAAGTGATAGTTTTTTAATCAATGCTTCCAACGCAGTGGTATACACTGGGTATCCATTGGCCGGAACTATTCAAATTACCAATAAGTCGACTTATAACAAACCAATTCTTACAGATTATATGGTACTTGGTTCGCCAGGTACGGGAATAAGAGGGTTTGGGTCTGGATTTTGGGTGAATGCGACTGATGAAATTAATAAAATTTCATGCTTCCTTAGTGCGGGAAATATTGCATCTGGGTCTATGCTCACGTTATGGGGGGCAAAATAATGCTTATAACTGACGAACAAGGGGTTTGGGAAATAAGTGAAAATTTACAATTACTTATCGAACCAACGCCGGAATGGATAGCGCAAAATCAACCTTATATTGAATTTGTAATTCCTCCAAAAACAGAACTAGAAATATTGAAAGAGGAAAATGAATCCCTCAAAACCAAGGTAGTTCAAGCTGAACAAGTAGCGTCCGAAACAAATACAACGCTACAAGGGTTAATCGAATTATTAATTGATATGGAGGTAATTTAAAATGGCAGTAAATACACTTTTGGTAAGGTCTTACGCGTCGAATGTTTATCTCACAGGTACAAATTCTCTGGCTAATATTGCGGCCACTAGACCAGAATACGTTCAACCCGTTATGCAATATGCAGCAGATGTTTATTTTATTGATAATGTTGACTATGCGCTTGCTCAAGGCTGGATAACGCCTCAGGAACACGCTGACACATTAGCGTTGAAGGGGCCAGAAGATCCTCAGTATCGACCAACATTGTCGGTAGCACAAGAAGAGATTGTGTTGTAGTAGACTAATTATGTCCAGCAACTACCCCTAGAATCAGGGGTGGTTTTACATATTACAGGTAGCAACGAAAGGGGCGAAAGCCGGGGAGGGGTATTCCGTGGAAGAAGCTCTATTTAGTTTTTTTAAGACTCAAGGCCCGTGGGCGTTGTTGTTTGTAACTTTACTTCTTTGGGAGTTGAAGCAAAACAAAGAGCGAGAAAGGGCACTCGTCGAAGTAATTGACAAACTGTCCGATGAAATTGTCAGGGAATTGACTGTTATCAAGGAACGGTTAGGATTCCACAAGTGGGAGGAATAGGAGTGCCAAAGGTATACATTAGCCCAAGTACGCAAGAATCAAATCAAGGATTATCACCATTCACAACAGAAGAAGCGGAAATGAACAAAATAGCGGATATGCTTATCATGTTATTGGGAAACGACGAGTTATTCCGAGTGAAGCGAAATTCGACAGCCACGGATCCTTATCAATGCGCTGCTGATTCAAACGATTTTAAGGCTGATATCCATGTCGCGATACATAGTAATGCAGGAGGTGGAGAAGGTACGGAAGTTTTTGCCTATAGCTCCGGTACAAACTCCGAGAAGTTAGCAAAGGCTCTGTATGATAAGGTTGCTCCTCTTAGTCCTGGAAGTGACCGAGGAGTGAAGTTTAAGCCTGGTCTTATAGAGGTTGGGGACAGTGTTAATGCTACATCCTGCCTTATTGAGCTTGCTTTCCACGATAACGCCAAGGACGCGACGTGGTTGGTCAATGGGCGTGATGCCATTGCTATGGCTCTTTATCAGGGGATTTGTGATTATTTTGGCTATAAATATAGTTATGCATGCGGTGGATTGCTGGAAACAAAGCAGGACAAGGATGGATACTTGCTTGTGAGAGTTCTTGACTCTAAAGCGGCTGAAGTTCGGTCTCAGATTATCAAAATGGGGTACGCTTGTGCTCCAATGGTATTGCCGTAAATGTATACCTAGGTATACCAGTAAACTATTAGTATACTTTTAAGAAAGGATGATCATCGTGATTGAGAAATTACGAAAACCAACGCTTGCCATTGCCATACTTGGAGCCATAAAACTCGTAACAGATGCGTTCGGAATGCCGATATTGGATGGTAATGCAATAAATGATATCGCAAATGGGATAGCTGCAGTTGCAACAGCCATTGGGATAATGATTAATCGCGATGCGGTTAAATAAGGACAAAACTAAAGCCCTCGGCGTTTGCCGGGGGCTTTTTGTGTTTAGGAATGTTTATTTCCATTTATAATTGCTTGAGTTTGGACTCGCATCCTCTCGTTAGCCTTTTTCTCTCCGACAACCGAAAACGCATGGATCAGACCAGGGAAGTAGAGGAGCAAGGAAAGTAAAAGATTAATCAAAGCTTGCATAGGTTTACCGCACATAGCCACGGCAAGAGGCGGACATAATATTGCTAACAAATACATAATAACCCTCCATTTATTTAATAATGTGACAATTATACCACTTTACCATATTTTATGCTGATGAATTATTGAGTCAAATGGCTGGCGAACTTCAAATCTCCTAGCCTCGGCCTGGGCATCTTGAGAGGCTATGTTGAGAGACTTGTTCCAGCACCTTACCTCTTCTTTCCTCTCTTTTTTCATTTGCTCGTAAATTGGTTTCATGACTAGATTGAGAATCCCAAAGGTTGCTTTTGTAACCGTTTTCCCTGCCTTGCCCATGCTTTTCCCTCCTGCCATAGTTGGCAAAATATTCGTCCAGTTCTTTATGCACCCTAATTAATTCATCGTACAAATTTTTACCTCCTTAATAATCATTTGCGATTCCTTGTTGATCCCTGACTTTGTGTTCCTCCCCTGGATCTGTTGTCCAATATACTTTTTAGCGAGACGCAACGTATCGACCCGATAAGCTCGCTTTCCTCATTTTCCTTAGTTACGTTTCCCCAACCTACCATAACGTCTCCACCACTACCCTTGGCCTTTAGGATGTATTCCTCGCTTTTTCGCCAGTCAATAGATTGCGAATACAGTTTTCGTTCAGGAAACATGCAGGAGAGGGTTTCGTGGACTTCGGGATCTGATAGGGCTAGGAATTCGTTGCGGTTGGCGATTACATCAAACAACATAACATTACCTCCTCAAAATTGAATAAACATCCCTCTTTACTTCATCAATGCTGGAAACAATGAAATTAAGTCCGCTTTTAATAACAAGTTCATCGTCGGTCACAATCAAAATAGTTGGGAAAATAGCGGTATTTCCTTTGATGATAGCCCATTCTTCATCTACCCAATCAGCATCGTACACCCTCTGGTACTGTTCGGGTTTGTTGAATTTCTTGCTCGTATTGCGCTCAACCTCCACAAAAACAACCTTCCTCCCCTTCCGATCCGGTTCGGTATAGATGGTCGCCATTGCGTCAGCTTTGACCATGCCGTTAAGGATGTAATAAGACCATTTCCACTCGATTACATACCAGGACTTTTTCTGAGCAAGCAGGGCACAATAAACCTCATTGATGAGTAGTACGTGATCCAATTGCCTTGGTTTTCTCGCGTAATAAATCGTAGGCAACTGCGGAGCCTGTGACCATTTTTTGATTCTCTCCTGCTTACAAAGTCTTGCCAGGGCATATTGTGCGATCCTTTTTGATGCCTTGCGATTAGGAAACATAACCTGCTCTACCTGACGCCTGGTGAGGGCTGTACCGGATTGAATTAGCTTGACTATACGTTCATCCCTGCTTTGACCGAAGGCAACGCAATTCGTGCCCCTGAAGCGTTCTAATGGCTTGTTCACTATTCCGTCACCCTTTCGTTGCTTTCTTCACTCTGGTATTCGCTTCCGGTGGTTGTACTAAGCGTAATTTCGTGGGTTGTGGGTTGGTTTTTTCGATGTCGATAACGCAAGGTGCCTTCATATCCATTATTTTTTTATTTTTTTCCTCATAGATAACTTCTTTGGGCGCCTTGGTGACTTTGTTCACGGCCTCTGCTTGTGTAGTTTGAGGCTTTTGATAGGCAGACATAATGGACTCAATCGCGTTGTCGTCGATGTAGGGGATCTGGACTAGAACCTCATCCTTGTGCTTAAAGAGCGCTCGGCCCTCGATGTCCTTGTCGATCATCATGCTGGATTCCCACTCATCTTCCCCAAGGAGTACCCGGGCGCTAACGGGGTTACACCGAAACGCCACGACAGCCGGGATGTTGTTTTTCATTGTGCCGGAAACTAAATTCGCGGTGGGTCGGTGGCATGAAATTATGAAATGCACCCCTGCAGCCCGGCCCTCCCCAACATTCTTGCTCATCTTTTCCCTGGCGACTCTAAACTCCTTGCCCTCCAATTTCGTTAGCTCATCGACAAAGCAAATGATGTGCGGGAGCTTTTTGGCAGGGTATTTTTTGTTGAGGGAATTAATGTCAGAGGCTCCTTTGTGACTTTTTATCAACTCATATCTTTGCCCGATGATAACCGCAAGCTCATCCATAGTAGCTTCTACAGCTTCCGGCCCCTTGATAATCTTATCTGCCAATAAAGGGTAATCTCCAAGCATGTCGATGTCGTTACCGTGTTTTAAGTCACATAACCAAAGCCGTACTTCATCCCTTGTATACCGCATGTGCAGACAAGCCAGTATCAGCCTAGCATAGATACTTTTCCCGGCCCCTGTACCGCCTCCGATCATCAGGTGGGGGGAGTTGTTGGACGCAAGGTTAAGTTGCTCCAATCCTCTTCGACTCCATCCAACGGGTATCCAGAGACCTTTATCCTTCAACTTAGTTGCCTCGTCGGTATAGTTAATTAAATCCTGCAAATGCCCGGATAAAACAGTCAAAGAAAAGTGTGCCTTTTTGTCGTTCTCCAACAGTTTGAACAAGACTTCGCTTTTAAGGTTAAATTCAATGTCATTAATGCTCTTAATTAACTTGTCGTGCTTCAGCCCGTTCGGGATGCGGTACTTAAATACTCGGTTGTGCCCGTTCCAACCCTTGCTGACTAGCTTGGGGTATTCCTTTACAACGTGGTCTTTTCCGCGCTCCTTGGTTTCTACACAAACATCGTTGCGTTTCCAGTTTTGCATGATTTGTGATGGGTGGTAGTCTCTATTCCAACGTATCCGGTTACACGAAAACCTTCCGATCATGACGATAGCGTCCGAAAATAAGCCGATGATATCTACCTTTGTCGCTGCCACAGCCATCCCTCCTTCTCTTCGCGAATCCCTTCGCTGTCTGTTAAAGAGTATTAGTAACGAAATGCGTTTATGACAAGAAAATAATGGAATGTATAAACGTAATCCGTTAAGGGCAAGCTTTAGCCATGGATATATCGTATAATTAAAGGCTAAGGAGGATTATTATGGCGAAGTGTGCTATCTATTGTAGGGTATCAACTGATGAGCAAGCAGAAAAAGGGAATGTGCAATCCCAAGTTGAATATGCGAAGAAGTATCTAGAACTCCATGGCCCTGAGAATAATATTGATGATTTCGAGCTGTATATAGATGAAGGTATATCCGGAACTATCCCGCTCGCCGATAGACCAGCTGGCTCCAAGCTCATTGCCGATGCGAACTCTAATTCGTTTACAATCTTGTATATGTACCGTCTTGATCGGTTAGCCAGGTCTGTAAAGCATGTGTTAGACACTTATGAATTACTTGAGTCCAAAGGTATTGCGCTTAAAAGCATGACTGAAGCATTCGACACTTCCAGTCCTACGGGAAAATTCTTCATGACCCTGTTGGCCAGCATAGCAGCCCTTGAGAGGGACACGATCCGTGAGAGGACACAAATGGGTAAGGATAGAAATGCAAGGGCTGGGAAGTGGGTTAGTGGCCTTACTCCTTTTGGATACAGGGCTGGCGATGACGGTAAATTAAAAATTTATGGCCAGGAAGCAGAAACCGTTAAAATGATCTTTGATTTATACAACCAAGACTTAACTATGGTGGAAATAGCAAGGTATTTAAATGCAAGGGGAGTAGATACACCTGCAACGTCCAAGGGAACAAAGAGTAAGACGGGCGGTAAGTGGCACCCGGCTAGTATATCTAAAATATTGAGCGCTGAAGTTTATACCGGAAAGTACCAATATCTCCAAGGGTCTAAAGGAAATCGGAAAAATATCGAAATGGACGTTCCGGTTATTATTGATATAGAAGTATTTTCAGACATCCAAAAGAAGGTTAAGGATAACGCTGATTTATATAGGGGCAGGAAAGGTAGGTTATACCTACTTCGCGGAATTATATTTTGTGGTCATTGTGGACTTGCGATGAGCGGAAGCACAGCAAATAACAATAAACATATTTATTATCGTTGCCCAGGTACTGCTGACTTAGGGCAGGGTAAAAAGTGTACATCAAGATCAATAAAAGCGGTTGATTTGGAAAATGCGGTATGGAATGACATATTGGAACTAGTTAATCATCCTGATAAGTTTCAGAAATATTTCGATGAGGAAAATGAGAAAAACGAAGAGAGGGCTATTCCTATTTCGAGCGAACTTTTAGGCGTTGAGGAGTCAATTGCAGTAAAACAAAAAGCGCGAGGTAAGATTTTATCGATGGTCGCAAGGGGAATCGTATCTGACCAAGAAGCGGAAGGGGAACTAAAGGATTTAGCAATTGAGCTAAGGGCATTAAATTCTCGTAAGGAATATTTATTTGAGCAAAAGGGTAAGGAAATTAATATCGAAGAAGAATTTGTTAATTCTCGTATAGCTTTTGATATTATCAAAGAAAGAGCTAATTCACTTGATATTGATGATAAGTTCAATATAATACAAGGACTAGTAAGCCGTGTTGATGTATTTACGATAATGAAGAATGGTAATAAAGGCGGTAATAGGGCTACCATTAAATACGCCATAGGACATTGTGTAGAGTTACCAGTTCCTTCAAATATAGAATTCAATACAAAGATTTATAATATAGAAAGCACCTGGTTGTTCCAGGCGTTTTCTAAGAAAGGTGGCACTAGGATTAAATGGTCATGAATGACAGTAACTGTTTATAATTTTTTGTTGCAAAATTATTGGCGTCTAACTCTGATTCATCATGTTGCCTATCTAGCCCAATGCCTCTAGATTTTTTATTGTTTCTTAGGTGATATAATTCATGCGCCAATGTTTCCATTGCGCATTCCGGGGACAGCGAGTCTCCGATAAAAACGTGCGGTACGTCTTTGCTTGAGACGTAGACGAAACCCTTTATTCCCTCCCCTAGTGGTACGATATGGATTTTAACGTCTTTTAGGTCGGATGAGCGAAAATATTGTCCCAAGCTGTCGCCTCCTATATTATTTTGTAAGAACCTATAGAGACGCAAAATCCCCGGCGTAATGCCGGGGTTTAATTATTCATTTGCCTCTTCGTCCTCAACAATCTTTATATAACGTATTATACGTTTTACAACCTCTGGCTTAAGGGGTTTAACTTGTTTGAATAATAAAATTAAATCCTCTCGATTAGATAACTCATCGAAGAAATCAAGTAATTCCTCGTCACCCTCAAGCGCAAAAGCTATTTGCTTCGCCGGAGAAATTGAATCATCTTCTCGACCATGGAGGATATACTCGGTGGAAACCTCAAATATTTTTGCTAATTTTAAAACCCCATTAGTATCGATTGGGGTATAACCTCTTTCCCAATTCGAAAGAACTTGCCGCGATATTCCAACTTTGTTAGCCAATTCTTGCTGTTTGAAACCACGGCGATCACGCAGATCACGTATTCTGTCACCAATTACATTGGTCATGTGTGACGCGCCTCCTATTTTCGATTATAACACGTTTGATTATAGCATAACCAATTTATATATTAAGTATTTGTACGAAATATGATTATTTTTATAAAAAATATATTGACATAAACGGAATGCGTTGGTAATATATAGACAGGTTAGTAACGTATTCCGTACATAGAAATTGAGGTGAATTAAATTGATACGCACCAACGTCCGAGACATACGGTTAGCAAGAGGTATAACAGGGAGTCATGTGGCGAGAGCGTTGGCTGTTAGTCGCCAGAGTTATCAGAGCATGGAGAACGGGCAATGTGAGATTAACGCAGAAAGACTAAGGGTAATATCTAAAGTATTGGATGTAAAAGTTGAGGTTTTTTTTGATAAAAAACTAACGGAATCCGTACTTAAAAGAATCGAGGGGGATGCTTAATGTCCGAGGTAAGCGAGAGCGACCATAAAAAACTCGTTGGTCTAGCTAAGTATCTCATTGGTATGGTCAAGAGAATCAGAGCTGAGGAAGCTGA